AAGTTTATTCTGTATACAGAGGATGGTACTAAAATAATTCTCTTTTCAGACGAGGACTTACAACTTTATTATGAGCTACCCGACCAGCCCCACTAGGACACATTTTGTATTGCCTGACGTGCAAGCTAAAGACGGCAATGATTTTACATTTTTAACCTGTATCGGCAAATACATTGTCGATAAGAAACCTGATGTAATTATCTGTATTGGCGATTTTGCTGATATGGAGTCTTTAAGCTCTTATGACGTAGGCAAGAAGTCGTTTGAGGGTAGGAGTTACCAAAAAGATATTTGGGCTGCACGTCAAGCTATGGATGCCTTGCTGACCCCTATGTATGAATATAACGACAAGCGTAGGAAGTTAAAAGAAAAGACTTATCGTCCTCGCATGGTAATGACAACTGGTAACCATGAACAAAGAATTATGACTGCTATTAACAATGATAGGAAGCTAGATGGCCTCATTTCGTTGGATGACCTACCGTATCAGGACTGGGAAGTTTATCCTTTTCTCGAAGTTGTTGTTATTGATGGCATTGCCTATTCTCATTACTTTACTTCTGGCCCCATGGGCCGTCCTGTATGTAGCGCTCAAGCACTCCTTACAAAGAAGCACATGAGTTGTTTTGCAGGGCATCAACAAGGCAGGCAAGTAGCTTACGGTATGCGAGCCGATGGAACTGAGATGACAGCCATCATCACAGGTAGCTGTTATGAGCATAAAGAGGATTATTTAGGCGCACAAGGCAACAATCATTTTAGAGGCGCTTATATGCTCTACGATGTGGAAGATGGCAGATTTGACGAATTACCGTTGACATTGAAATACTTAAAAAATAGATATGCCTAGCCCTTCGGGGCTTTTTTTGTGAGTAAAATTATGAAGCATTTTAAGTTATGTAGTGAATGTGGAGAGCCATACGAAATAGATGACGCTGACCCTGATTTTCATGTTTGTATGGAATGTAATGTTTACGATGAAGATTTAATTGGAATTTACGAGGAAACCGATGATTAACGAATTTATAGCCACAATATTTCTAGCACGTGACGTAGCACACAGGGAGCATTTACGCACTAAAAGCTATTCACAGCATAAAGCCCTTGGTCACTTCTACGAAGACATTGCAGAACTAGCAGACAAGCTAACAGAGGCATATCAAGGTCGCTACGGTATCATTAAAGACATCCCTATCCTTACGGAAAAAGAGAAGTATAAAGAGCCTATTTACTGCATTGCTGAAAAACTATCTTACATTGAAAAAAATCGTTACAAGTGTATCCCTAAAGAAGATTCTGCATTACAGAACATTGTGGACGAAGTAGTAGGTGAGTTTCTATCACTAATCTACAAACTTGAAAATCTAAAATGATAAACAGTCGTAACCTTTCTGATTTGCATCCTAAGGTTAAGACGCTGTGCGAGCAGTTTATTGCATCATGCGCCAAGCAAAACATAGACGTGCTAATTACATCTACTTATCGTGATGCTGAGAGCCAAAACGCCTTGTATGCTCAAGGTAGGACTTTGCCAGGCAAGAAGGTAACTAATGCTAAGGGCGGTCAATCATTCCATAATTGGCGTGTAGCTTTCGACTTTGTACCTATCGTCAATGGTAAAGCTATGTGGGCTGATACTGCTCTATTTACCAAGTGTGGCGAAATTGCAGAAAGCGTTGGCCTTGAATGGGCCGGACGTTGGAAAAAGTTTTCTGAGGCTGCGCATTGTCAGCAGACTTTTGGATTAACGCTTGCAGATTTTCAAGCAGGTAAAACAATTTAAGGAGTAGCATCATCGACCCGATTACAATCCTAGCGGCTCTTGGCCCTGTAGCAGTAGACTTAGGCAAATCCCTTATCAATCGGTTTATTGCGCTTGACCAATTCAAGCCTGCAACCATTGAGCAATACGCTCAGATGAAACAGATAGACTTAGAGTTCTTTAAGGTGATGAACGAAGCTGGTGGTGGCAATCCTAGTTATCCGTGGGTAGAAGCTATTATCCGCTTAATGCGCCCTACAATTGGCATCTTAGTATTGGGAACGTGGGCTTATTTAGCTTTGGTGGGTAGCGGTGAAGTAAACGAGCAAGTATCTAACTTTGCCTCTGTTGTAGGCTTCTACTTGTTTGGTGAGCGCAGTTTATTTTATGTTAAGAATAAAAAATAATACTTTTCACTACTAGCAATACATGATTGTCCCGATGCGTCAAAACTGCATTTCTGTTAATATGTAATACATTCAATGCAAAAAAGTTTGTGTTGAATATTTTGCGAAATATTACATACAAAGGAAATTATTATGTGGACTAAACCAGCAGCTACAGAAATGCGTTTTGGCTTTGAAGTGACAATGTACGTAATGAATAAATAATGTTTACTGGCGGTTAAGCCGACAACAGAGGATATAGCAAGTAACGAGTTTTTCGGCTTTCTGCGTTACATGTAACAGCTATCAAATCTGCGCCAACTTCGTATAGACATAAACCAGCGTCAATGCAGTACAGAAACCTAATGCAAAGGCGCTGGCGTAACAAATAACGTAACTTAAAATAACTTCAATCATTTCTATCCTTTCAAAAATTCATTTAATTCATCTTGCCCATGTGTAGATTTTCCATATCTATAATGGAACTTTTGATGACATTTCTGACACAAAGTAACTCCATTATTAGGGTCATTCCTTAATGTAGGATTTGTACTATATGGTTTAACATGATGTGCATTTAATTTTTCTGTTGAATAACACTTAATACAATACGGAGTTTTTCTTTTTACTTCCCTTGCCCATGCAGCAGTCGCATTAGGATTTTTAGGCAAATGCAATTTTCTACGCATTTCATATTGTAGGCATCCGCAAGATTTTGTATGGTCTCTACTTAACTTTAAATAAGAAACATTAATTTCTTTTCCACAATCGCACTTGCAATGCCAGATAGCTTTGCCATTTTTTGTTTCTGCATAACTAACAACAAGCAATCTTCCATATCTATTGTTTGTTAAATCAATACGTCTGTAAGGTTTATTTTTTAAACATCCGCATGATTTTGTAGTGCCTGTTAAAACATTGTTTAATGCCGCTTCTGTTGTATTTCCACATTGACATTGAAACAGCCATTTATTTCTACCAAAGTTATCTTTTCCGCATATTTTAATTGCGGTCAATAGCCCGTAAACATTATTCGTTATATCCTTTGCTTTTGCCATATTCAAACTCCATTAACATTTCAATGCAATGAATGGCTTTTTTTAAATCTTCAATGCCATTCTTGTCCTTATACCTTGTAACGTATTTGACAATAGTATGTTGACAAGAGTTCAAGTTATTTTTCATGCTATATTCCATAGGCTGAATTGCAAGTTTTTTATAGTGCGTTCCTGCCACTTGTCTTTCCATAGCCATCTCTGTCATTCCATCGCTCACTTTAGTTCCACCTTCCCATTTGTCGTAATATGTTTTATTCATAAAATTCTCCTTTATAGTGGACATAATGTTAGCTTTTACCTACATATCATCCATTAAAGTACATAAAAGTTACTCTTAACTAACATGACAAAGCCATCCGTTAATAAATCCTACAATATAAACACCAAGCAGGCATAAAAATTGAATGTCTGTTCTATCCATAATTCTTTTCCTTTAATGCTTGTTCAATAGCACGAGCAATGCCAAAAATACTTGGAAAAGTAACAGGTATTTCAAGCACAGCTTTTGTTATATCATCATCCGTTAATCCTTGCCATTGATGAGGGTGGGTGTAGAGTGGTGTCCATTCAATGCCGTCATCCTTTTCTTTCTCAAGCATATAGTCACCATTTATTTCATCTATCGCCATATAAGCCACAGGTTCTTGCGTTGGTTGTTTGCATCCATAAAAACATTGCCCTTGTTGTGTTGGTTTTCCACATTCAGGGCAAATTAATTGTTCTTGTGCAAATTTCTTTTCCATTTGACATTGAAACATACACGCTTCATCACAATCAGGATTTGGCTTTAATGCTTCTTTGCAAGCGTTAATTGCTTTTTCTGCCATGTCATAATCTATTAGTTTAAAGTTTCTTATGGTTTCAATCGCCATCTTTAATGCTTCGTCTTTAGTCATAGCTGTTCCTTTATGTAAAGTGCAATGTCAGGTTGCTTTGCCGCAATGCTATCGTATTGAAACGTGCCATTAAATACCAATTTAGGATAGCCATCCATTCCCTGCTTAATATGTGCCACAGGTTCTTGCGCTGCTTGCTCTACCCTATGCGCTTCATATCCATGACTAAATGCTGTGTTGTAATCAAATGCTGGTTGTTCATCAGGCACATATTCAATGCCTAAATCATCACCGCATCTTTTACATATCAACACATAATCTTGCGCTGGTTGTTCTAGTGCTTCTTTGCAAGCGTCAGTAAACCCAGCAAAATATGCTTCTCTTGCTAAACCATAATCAACGCTATTCATTCCTTGATTTTCGTAATGCTTTGATGCGTTATTGCACATTGTTTTGAATTGCTTTAATGATATTCCATACTTTTCAGAATGATGCTTTAATGCTTCATCTTTAGTCATGATTACTCCATAATTTCTGCAATAGTAGGGATATCTATCCAATCAGAACCACCATTACCTTTGTCATCAGTCCAGTAATACAATCCTTGCAATACTGTGTCAAATACTTGACCACCTCTTAAAAACTTTCTGCAAAGTCTATATTGTTTTGGATTTGCATCCATTGTTTTTATTACTACGTCTTTAGTCATCATCTTTCCCCGTGTAATAATCCAACAACACACGACACGCATCAATGTTAGCTTGGTTCATACGCTTATCTTCATCGTTGTATGCAGCCACTAAATACTCTTTACTATCTCTTAACTGTCGTTTCAGTAACGAAACAAAGACACCATCCATCACATCTTGAATAATGCTGTTATCTTCCATGTCAAATTCAATCTTCATTTTATTCTCACAATTGATTTAACGAAGTTATTTGGGTGCAGACGATACTTACTATCAAGTTCAAACTTTACACGCTCTACGGTGGCATAGCGTTCGTTTAATGATGCTTCTGAAGGTGCGTTTAATGCAATAAAGTTATTGATTACTGCTAATGGTTCACTAAATGTTGAATACATCATAATCTCCTGTAATAGATGGGCTACTTACAATGGTTGATAGATTTTGCACAATATATCATGGTCTGACTGTCAGCCTAACTACCGCT